TAGTAACCGTATCCACCCGGCAGGTTGAATACGTTCTCCGCATCTTGGTTCGGAATATAGGCGCCCTCAGCATCCCGGATCAGGCCGCCCGGCTGACGGAAGAACTCCCACTCCAGCGGACGCTCTTCTTCGGCCAGCTTGTAATACCAGTGATCGTCGTCGCACGGGATGGCGTCTAGGATGATCCCGCACCAGCTCGGACCGCCTTGGAGCTTCGATGGGAATCGTCCCACCCGCTGGGTGACCATATCGAAGATCTCTTTGGGAACCTCGGACGCCTCGTTGATCCATGCGCCTGTGAGTTCCAGCGATCGGAGCTTGCCGGTCTCTGTGGGTTTGTCCAGCGCCATGAACATCACCTCGAGTTCAAGGCCGGTGCCATCCCCGATGTTGTTGATCTTCATCGTCGATGTGATCGGGGTGTCCCACTTGATGGGCGCCACGTTCGCGGGGAACCAAGTCTCCCAAGTCTTAATCGTTGTGGACTTCAGCTCTGGGTATGTGTTTCGGATGATCAGCCAGCGAGAACGACGAATCCCATCACGAGATGGTCTCTGGCGAAGGGCTCTAGCCACGATTTCAACGCAGCAGCTCGAGGACTTCCCAGAACCCACCGGTCCCATGAGGCCACGTACAAACGAATCTGATTCATGGAACTTGGCTGCATTCTTTCCCGGGGGCGAGTACTTGATTACTTCCACTAGAACCGCTTTCTAAAAGTCACTCGGACTTGTTTCCCCTCTGGGGTGTAGTTGATGCCATATTCCGCATCGCCGTCCCTGTAACGAATATCACCGGTTGATACATCATTACTGCCAGAGAACTTCTCCCCGCCACGCTCACCTCGATAGCCGTAGCCAGAAATGCCAACGCCAACTTCACGGTCGCCCTCCAGCTCTTTGGAGTAGCCCAAGCGGTGCCAACGGTTTGTCTCGCTAAACTTGTTGCCAAATTGATCTGTCCCGCGATAGCCGCCCACACTGGCATCCACCATGACCTTGTTCCCGTCGCCCAGATTCTGCGTTACGTTTGCGCCAATGTTGTCTACGCCACGCATGTCCTTAAAGGAGTATGGGTTGACGCTAGTCTCACTACGATCGTCTGACTCAATGTCAGGCAGAGCGCCACCATCAGCCATCTTCCTGACCTTGCCGTAGTGTTTGCGCATCCAGTCTGGTGCGTGGCCCATTATTCATCGTCCTCTTCTTTTCGCCGCTTTCCAGACAGATCAAGCTGGAACGTAATCGGCTGAGCATCGACTTCCATCTTGACGTCGGACAAGTCGGGCAGGATTTTCCGGAGCAAGATCTCAATAGACCTGACCTGAGTAGCGGAAAGCTCAACCTTCCCGTTGGAGTGGTCGGTCAGACGGTTGATTAGCTGAGCCGCTTGGATCTTCAGCCTTGTGTTCTCGTCGTGTCGGATCTTCTTAATTCTTGCTGCCATGTCTTATCCCAATGTTTGTACCCCGGCGCGATCAAACGCTTTCAGGATTGCGGAGCCAAGGAGGAGTAGATCCTCCCTGCTGTTGAACTCTGTGAGATTGATCTCGGTTTCGAATAGGTGGGGGTTTCCGCCAATGTTGACCATCCCAGTCAACAAAACCACCTGAGGCGCGATAGCTCGCTTTAAGTCGCTCTCATAAGCAACCTCAATACCGGCCAATGCACTGCTCTGGTTCAAGAACCTCTGTAGCTCTTCTATGGTCAGCATAAAAATTTCTCAGTTTGGAATAGGTGAGGACCCCCTCTGGCTCGGATACCAGATGAGCAAGTGAATGCTCGGCCCTCGTGCCGCCAGCATTACAACCCTCGGTCAATGAAGGAGTCGCTCTACGGTCTTGATGGTTGCGGAGGATGGAATCGAACCACCGACCTGCGGATTATGAGTCCGCCGCTCTACCGCTGCGCTACTCCGCGCCATTCTAGATATGCACACTATCGCTAATTTACTAATATATTAGCATAGCTTGTTTGCCATTAGCACAATGTAAAAAACAAAACCACCCCGATTGAAGCCCCCGGGGTGCGTGTCTATTTGGTCCACCCCGGGCCACCCTCGTGATGCTGCATGAATTTTCAATGAGAACGGTTCTCAACTATTTGTCAGAAACTCGATGTGTTTTTTTGACATACGAAATTGTCGGTAGTTGTGGATAAGTACCGACGAGAGGTGAATAGTGCGTGTGGATATGGGATGAGATGCGAACCTTCCGTGTGGATATGGGATACAGCTGGAGCCTCAACCCCCGGTGGTGCACTTCGTTGGTCCCATGCCCCTAGGAGTACCTATGCATATGCGTTGTGCATACATGTCTATACACGCTCCCGATCCGTAATGCGTAGAACCTTGAGCGTTATCAACGGTTTTCAGCCTTAATGTGCAGAATTTGTGACTTTAAATCAGGGCAATCTGAGGCGTGAGTACCCCCTTTATTACTTTTATGTCTGATTCTTCTGGAGAACTGCGACTCCCGTGCGCATTCCCCCGTAGTTCCATAACGTTTTTTCCTAACTGACTCCTCCCCTTCGATTCACTCCTCAGGAACGGACACAGCGGGCTCCGCCCCTTCCTTTCTTACGAAAGGGGGCGTTTCCCTTTTCACATCTCAATCGTTGTTTTTTTCCTAAGGAGCTTCAAATGACACAGCAAATCAAACCAATCTCTCCTGCTCAGCAAGGTCGCATTCAGGCACTCATGGACCGTGGAATCGTTACGGGTTCAATGCCAACTACGTCTTGGGAAGCTTCTTGTGTAATTCGCAACGCAGCAGCATCCAAGCGTGATAAGGAGCAGCTGAAGGCGAAGGGTGGTCGAGTCTTGGCACGTATGACTTCATCCGAGGTGGAGATGACTCAGAAGGTTCTGGATGCTCTCTCACTCATCGATGGTGCAGGTGTGAAGAACTCAAAGGTACTGGAGGGCGCCATGATTCTCCGTTCTATGTTCTGTTCTAAGGCTCAGTAATCTATCTACTGTCTTAGGCATACGCGGGAGGGTTTGTTCAAGGGCTTTCCCGCTTTTAACCCGTTATCAAAATCCTAAGGTCGCTAGCAGAAGCTAGGTAAATCCTTAGGTCAGCAGGAGGTCGCCAGCTCAAGCTGGGTAAATCCTCCTTGCTGCTACTTATCAGGAGAACAACATGCAAAACCTAAACCGCATCTTCTACATCTACTCTGAAGCATCCTTGGCTGTTGTGTTCATCGCTGGGGCGATCCTCGAGTTGCTTTGCTTTGCCTACTTCAACTACATCGGCGCTGATTTTCTTGCAGGGATAACCGCGATTGCTGCAACTTTCTTCGCTTTAATCGCAGCGCTGAACGTCCGCTACATCCTGAAAAGAGAAGCATCGCTTCAATAATGGCTATGAATATCTGGATACTGATGTATATCTGCATGGTGATCGGCATGATCACCGGCATCCTCAACCTCTTTGGAGTTATCCCATGAAAGACTTAGCTGACAACATCATCATCGCTGGCTTCATCCTCATGCTCATCGGCATCGTATGCGGATGGTTCGGCTGATCAATCGGGGGTCTTCGGACTCCCAGTTTTTTTAAAACTTCGGAGCGGCAGGATTGCCAGCTTCCGATATTCCCGTACTCACATTCCGGATTAGGAGACCAACATGTACAAAGCAATAGCTCTTACTGCTGTCTTAATAACATCCATCTACCTGTTACTGCTATGGGCGGCACCGCTGCCAGAGATCAAGTATCCCTGCCCAATCCATAAGCATTCTCTGCCTAGCTGCGGGGTGATCAGATGAACGACCCAACAAAGTACTTCGACGGGACTCTCCGTCATCTATGGCTGGACTACTGCGCTAAGAAGGAAGAGATCGAGGCGCTCAAGGACAGGATCAAAGCTGACGAACAGCTAATGCATGAGGCGTTAGAGATGATGCTGGCAGCCATCAAGGCAGGCGACTGGAAAGTTGACGGCGCTTGCGATCCAGACATGGTGATCAACAATCTAAGCTATCGGCTCCAAGATCCACACCTCGGGTGTACAGCTTGGCCTGAATGTGACCTCTCTCCGGGCAAGTGCGAACTAAGGGAGGGCAAATGATCATCGAACAATCCTGCTACGAACGAGGCTGTGCCTGCTACGACGATCGGGTTGATACAGGCATCGTCATGTACCGCAGATCCAATCTGGTTCTCTTGTTGGTTGGGATGCTCTCACTCACCTGTTCCATCCTTACCTTCACCGTCATCTTCTTCCTCTCTACCGCACTCAGGGTCGAAGAACCTTATGGATTCTTACTGGCTCTCTTATGGTCTTTGGCGCCAATGATTCTTGGGATGTGGGAGCCAGAGGTTTCCCGCTTTTTGTATGTTAATAAGGAGACAACATGAACGTACCAAAACTGAACCTGCCGCCTCGACCACACCGCATGAGTGAGCGCAAGTTCTTAGCGCTGAGCAACACAGCCAAGCTCAAGGAGTACAAACGCATGCATGAAGAGATGTGGAACAACGCAACTGAAGCGGAACAGAAGATCTTTGGCTTCGCAATAGATGTTCTTTCATTCAAAGGGCTGAAGAAACGTAACAAGGAGACAACATGAACGACAACGATCGTATGGTTCTAGAGAACCGACTGCGTGTCAAAGACTGGGTGATAGAGCAGCACAAGTTAGCACTGCACCGTATCGGTGATGCAATAGCAACAGGAGATTCAGAGGTGATCTTCGATACATGGATGAAGATCCGTGCCATCGCTGATCGCAAGGAAGAGTAATGCTGTTGCCTTTCCCTCGAGATACCACAGACTCATGCCCAGCAGGCAGTCAGTCATCTGATCGTTCCGTGCTGTGGCGAAAACGACAACTGAAAGGAGATCCTATGAAGAAACCAATGACTCGTGAGCAGTTCATGTACCTCAGCTCGGATACACAGTACCAACTGTACGCCGAAGCTTTAGACATCTGCTTGGAATACCAGCGGCTGACCAACCAGCTCATCGATCTTGCTACGCCGCCCTCCAAAGATCAGGCACCTGATACCCAGCAGCAGAGGATCGACTTGCTCGGCATCCTCCCCCGTCCCTAGCCTCACTCTTCCTCAACCACCAGAGTTCCACCCCTCACCTTCGGTGAAGGGGATGGCCCTCTTCTTCATTCTGCAAAGGAGACTCACATGATTGATACCTCACACTTCACTGGTACCGAGGCATATCACCGCTTCGGCCTGTTCCCTGACGTCGCAACCGATGGCGCTATCTACGTAGCCAAAGAGGGCGGTGCGTTCTGGCTGCTTGATCTCATTGCGGCGCAGCTGAGGGAGCGTAAGTACCACCTCAAAGATTACTTCGCAGTAGCCAGACTCGCTGTCAACAATAATAGCCAAGGCACATTCACGCTGGACGATGGCAACGGCAACGCGTTCCTCATGAAGTCGATCGACTACACCGACTTCCCCGATCCCGATATCACTCTGTTCTGTCAGTGGAATGGAGAGCGCTGGGTGCTTATGGTTCCCTCCGAATATTAGGAGTTTGATAATGGATAAGGAACGCTTCTGCGGTACCTGCTACAGCCATCGCAATCCTGTAGGAGGACGTTTCAAATCAGGCAACCGTTGGGTATGCCGAGATTGCACAACCAAGATTGCCGCTAGGAAACCGCCGGTCATTGCTGACTTCGCACCCAAGCCAATCAAGTTCGAGGAATGGAGGTTCAGATGACAAAGCCAGTACTCCCTTCGGTATGGGACAGGCGCTGGAAGTACACCAACGCAAGAGATACCGACATCCGTAAAACCTTTGCTAAGCATGGGTTCAAACCAACCAAGAAAGGAAGACGTAATGAACAATCAAATGATCTGGTCTCCTCAGGAACTGAACGAGACTCGTGATTGTGTGGCGCCAAGGGTTCCCGTCGGCTGGTCATCAACTGATCTGACCGATGAGGAGTTACAAGAATGCTATCGACTGATGGCACAAGACTACGAACAGATGGGAGATCCATATGCATGAGCACAGACTACTCAAGGAGGCACGATCAAAGATTGACGAGAGCATTCAGTCGATCCGCAATATCAACGGAGACAGCTACGCCAAGACGGTGACGGTTCTCCTAATGGGCATGCATCTGACTCGGATGACTGCGACCTATGCGCAGTACCTGCATCCATCCCAAGCAGAGAGCATGCGTGACCAGCTGCTCGGCACGATGTCATTCGCTGCCGACTGCATCATCGAAGGCTACGGGTTCTCCGATGAGAAAGAGAAAGAGATGATGGACTGGGCTGAGAAGTTGTGCGCTCACATTGATAACGCTTACGAACGTATTGCAAAGGAGGAAAGATGAACTGGAAGGATGCATTACTCACAGGTCAGGGAGAAGTGACGGCAGAGGTTGCCCGATTCATGACTCTTGAGTTCGGATGGGAGGTAGTCACTTGGAACGGCAGACTCAGCAGCATCATGACAAGCGACGGCTCTCACTGGAGATGGCAAGAGGTAGGTGTATCCGATGCATTAGCTCAGATACGAGAGATGCGCGCAAGAATTGGATTGTCTGACGAACATATCCGCAAGCTTAACGGGATGTTTTCAAAGCTCTCTGTTGGGACGCACACCATCCTTCCCTTTCCAAAAGACAAAAGCTCACAACCACCGGCACCCGCCCCTCACTTTCAGTGAAGGGGACGGTTGCCTCTTCTATATTTCAACCTTAAGGAGATTCACATGATCCAGCTATACACCTATGCCCGTCAGCGGTTGTTGGCGACGGGATTCCAGCGCGAAACATTCCTTGATATGTTGCTCAAGCGAATGCTCAAGTCTATCTCTCGGGCAAGCGGCCACAGAGTAGGCGATAACAAGTGGGCTGTACTGATCGACGCCATCGTTGTATCAGACGTCATTGCTTTCGGCTCCGTGCCTGACGATATCAGAGACAGGCTTCAGAAGTATAAGCGTACCCATCCGCAGTCCTGCTTGCGTATCACTTTCTTGATGGATTACATCAAGCGTGACCGCCTCACAGATAGCGGAGTCAATGTAGTTCCACTGATTGAAGAGTACCTGCCTAAGTTTGCAGAGCAAGGCCAAGAGGAATGGATGCTCGGCGTAGCACAGAAGCACAGCATTCAACGAGAGGAATGTGGTCACCTCGAAAGAGGCGAACGCAGAAGAGTTCTGCAGGGCAATGCCACCGAGTACGCTCGCCAAGAGACATGCTGCAGTGCCTGCGCACAAACGTTAATGAACGATGGCGCTCGAGTCGAAGATGCACATGGATATTTGGTCCTCACTGAGTTCGCAGTTCCTGTCTTTGTGCATGGGCAAACGACTCAGATACATGACCGCCGCAGATCCAACGTTGTCTATGATGCGCGGCGTCAGATCTACCACGATACCAGCTGGAGTCCTTATCAGGGACTGATCGACAACTATCACAGCTCACGCAACAAAGGCTTCAATGTTATTGAGTCGCCTTGGTTCAAGTCTAACCGCCGCGCTTTCGGTTGCGAGCTGGAGGTCGAGGTTCGGACTGGGCAACCAACTGTCGCAGCTGGGCGGGTGCATGAGCTGCTCAACCCGGGCGGACAAGTAGGTGAGTATTGCTACTTCGAGCGTGACGGGTCTATTGGTGAGGGCTTCGAGCTAATCACTCAGCCTGCTGGCCTTGACGTACACCGCGAGAAGTTCGCTCTGTTCCTGACCAACAACGAGGTCAAGAAGGGTATGCGCTCACATGAGGGTGGACGCTGCGGCTTCCATGTCCACGTGGGTAGGGAGTACGTAACCCAGTCTCAGATCTACCGGGTTCAGTCGTTCTTGAATGACGTCCGTAACGAGGCGCTCATCCGTTCGCTTGCTCGTCGGTATAGCGGTGGCTACTGCCGGATCAAGCATGAGATGGCTAAGTTCACACCGCACAACAAGAACACGGGCGAGCGATACGAAGCGCTCAATGTACAGAACCCTAAGACCATTGAGTTCCGTATCTTCCGTGGGTCCCTACGCTATGAGTCAATCATGGCAGCGTTGGAGTTCTGCAATGCAGTGCTCGCCTTCTGTACCCCGGGCGTGACTGCGATCCAAGACTTCACATCCATAGGGTTTAAGAAGTTCGTCATGCAGCGCGAGAACCGCAGCGATACCAAGTTCCTGCGCAGCTACCTTGCATTGGATGCCGATCATGACAACGAACGCCAAGCAGCATAAGCAATACCAATCTCAATCTACTAACGAAAGGAAGATCTCAAATGTGTATTCTCATTCATCAGCCAAAGGATGGTTTCTTCAGCTCGGAACAACTGCAAGACTTCTACAGCAAGAACCGAGACGGTTTCGGCGCAATCGTGAATCGTGGTAACGAAGTAAAGATAGTAAAGATGGTAGGTACATTGCAGCAGATCGAGGACCTGTACTACAAAGAGGTCGCATGCCACGAGGCTGTGATCCACTTCCGCATGCAGACGCACGGCGACATCGACTTGGAGAACTGCCACCCATATGAGGTGACGCCGGGTATCTGGATGGCACACAACGGCATCCTGTCCACCGGCAATGCAGCTGATACCAAGATGTCCGACACATGGCATTACATCAATGACTACCTGAAGCCATTGCTGACCGCTCACCCTGAGTTGCTTTACCAAGAAGCGTTCCTCAAGCTGATCGGCAATCACATCGGACGCAGCAACAAGTTCGCTCTGATGAATCAGCAGGGCGAATGCTTCATCATCAATCGTGATAGCGGCATTGATCACGAAGGGATGTGGTACTCAAACACATACGCTTGGACACCTTGGAAGTTTGGTTACGGTACGCCGCCAGCTCCTGTGTCCTACCCCAAGTACGACCACAGCAAGTTCGCAACCAGCCCGACATGGCGCCAGTGGGATGCCATCGAGCGGGAGCAGCAGCAGCTGTCACTGGACTACAAGGGGAACATCAAGCCCAAGGTAAAGGCTAAGCCAAAGAAGAAGGCAAAGGTTGCTGCCGAGATGGGCAGGCTGACATCGGCTCAGCTGAAGCGTTTGATTCGCTCAAGCTATAACAGCCTGATGCTCGAGGACTACGACGGCGTACTTCGCTGGTCACAGCAGCACCCAATGAAAGCATCTCACTTCATCTATGAGTTGCTTGGAGATGAGAAGAACAAGCACTACACATCCGAGGCTATCTGCGACAAGGTTGCCAATGATCCTGACTGGGCAGCTGAGACGATCATTGACCTGTGGGTAGACATGGAGGATGTACTGATGGATCTTGGTGGTATCACTCAACCTAAAACTAAGGAGGCTACAGCATGATGTTCAGAGGAAAAACAAACGTCTTACTCAATGAGGCGCAAGAAGCGGACTCGGCATTCGCATACTTCAGGAGACTCGTAAGCCTTAAGCTTGACGAGGAAAGGGGCATGGTGAAAGTCCGCGTCAGTTACAGCGGCAGCTATGGAGAAGCAGTCGAGATAACGCTGTCAGACTACAGAAATCGCATACAGCATGCGACTCAGAACACATACGACACCAGCACGCACAGATCCTTCTTTACGTATCACCATCTTAAGGACCGGGGCCTACTTAAGAAATGGTTTGACAAGGCCCGTGAACTAGGCAGCAACACTACACACTATGCATAAGGAGAATGCAATGAAAGCAGAACCAATCATCAAACGTATCCAGCGTCTTGCAATCAAGGAACATCGGACGTTCGCTCATCAGCTGATGGCAATGACTGAGCTGTACGAGAAGACGCACAACGTTACAGGCAAGATCACACGCAAGCGTCGTAAGGCTAAGGCTCTCCCAATGGTTCAGCCTGAGAAGTCAGCGCGTAAGAAACACGGCAACCTCGGCAAGACTGTATCATCTGAGACCAGAGAGAAGATGCGCCTTGCAGCTGTGCGTCGCTGGGCTAAAGTCAAAGCCAAGAAGAAGCGCGAGGTATAAAAAAAAATCCCCGGGTGTTTGATGCCCGGGGAAAGTCCTTGTACCAAGGATGAAGGGTAGTGGATGATTGATCCACGCCCTTATCCTAACTCAGAATTTACTGTTGCATTAGCATAGTGTTTGAATTATCTAACCATTCCCACAGACCATCCATGAGTCTGTCTTGTATCGGTGCCAAGATCTCAGCCAGTTCTCTCCTGAACTTCCAAGATTTATGCTGAGTCATTCCCGTCATCTCACTGACATCGCGCACTGACCTCCCTAGTAACGCCTGACGTAATTGTTGTTTTGATAACCCATACTTACCCAGCCTATCGGCATTCTTCTTCATCAGTAGGGTGGCAGCGAGGCGCCGTTCCTTGATCGTTCCGTGCAAGTAAAAAGCGTACAGCTGCTCATCCTCTGGTCTCCTGCTCAGGAAACTGAAGATCATCCCGACCTGAGCATGCAGATCGTACTGGGTCAGGCGATCGCTCGTGTTCTCATTGTCAGTCTTGTTTGCTATGTATGTGGCCGATGGGATACTGATGACCGCACTCGATCTCATACGAAAGGCAAAGGCCAACGCCTGATCAGGTGACCTAAACATATCAGCCTCTCTTCCCATAAACAGCAGCCATCAACCGGTTCACATCCTGCGCCGTAGCTTTACGCTTGGACTTGTAGATGCTGGCGTGTATCTTCTCGTTGCATCCCTTGCAGATCCACCCCCTAGGACTGTTTGGTTTCTTGTACCCACCTTCTTCTGGTTGGCTTGACTGACACGTTGTACAAAACTTCATGCTGCCCTCCTGTATATCCAAGCGAAGGCATCCAGTGTCACCTCAGCTGTCCATTTCAAATCATCCTCTGCTGCCCACCTATCCTGCACATCATTCAGTCTGACCCTAACCCTCCAATCTCTCCGATCTTCCCGCATGAAGAGGGCGGGGCGACGATGATCGTTCCGTGCTTGGGTTAGTGTCTGCTCCCAGAAAGATTCAATGTCAGCTGGGAGGATCTTCGAGTACCGCTTTACCTCTGGCGCCCAGCCATGTAGACCTGAGATGTCATATCCACCATCCCTTGTCTGCTCGAGGTTACGCTCAAGCTCATCGGTCAGCTCAGGCAATACTCTCTTGAGTTCACCGATCAGCTCGCGCTCACCTGCCTTGCCCTTCGCCCTACTGTTTATCTTCTTCATCATCACCCCAGTTTAGAATCGACTCTCCTCGTTGCACCCTCTTCCAAAACCTGCTTTGATTTGAAACACCGATGACCTCGACCTCATTCTCAAAACCGTTCTTCCACAGAACAAACCTAGTCTCAGGGTGATCGCACAATCCTTCTTCCAGCATGCAGGTCTTGAACTCAGGTGTGCAGTCAAGGCACACACCCGTGTCCTTAGGGTTGCTGCTCTGCCGCATGAGATGGATGTAGTCCCGGTACTGATCCGCACTCTCGAAGCAGGCCGGATGACTTGCTGACCTCGAGCCCAACAGAACCTTGCGCGGATCCCGGGATTTGCGGGTGATCGTCAAGCCTTTACGCGCCATAGGATTTCTTCTCAAACCTTTCGTCTGCTCGCAGGGTGCGCCATACCTCAGCCTGCATCTCGATTGACATTGGCCTCCCGCTCCTGAGCTGCGACGGTTTTGAATCCATCTCGGTCTGCTTGGCGCATGAGGATTGCCAGCTTGGACTTCTTGAACTCTTCGATGTAAGTACGTCTCGCTCTTGCCTTGGCGTACTCGGCCACTTTCTCTCTGTACTCCTGCATCAATCTCTCTATGTCATTCATCCTCATCTCCCCCTGCTCCTATCACCTGCAGCGCAATGTTGAGTAGCCTTGCGTCGCTTGTCTTCTGATACGCAACGATCAGGGCTTCAACCTCATCGAGCATGTCGGCCATCCTGATGCAGTCTTCCAGCAAGTACTCGTTGTCCAGCTCCAGCACCTTCCCCTCGTCCCACATCTCAGCGCTCATTTCTTTTTCCCCTTCTTCTCGTTCAGATAAATAGCGTCTATGCCCATACCGCAATCACTCATGTACTCACACACAACCTCAACCGCTTCGATTGCATTGGCGCCCATGTACAACGCACCGTAGGCTATGTCCCTGCCTGACCCCGTGCAGTACTGCGCATCCTCGAACACGATCGGGTTTGGCGTGTACTCATATCGAAGGATCAACTTGTCAGGTGTGATGATCGTCAGCACAGCTGATAGGTTTGGATCCTCCTGATACTTGGGAAAACGACTAGGGTTGGCGCCTGATTCAAACCAAGCCATCATCGTATTAGCCTGAGAACATGCCCCCGAACCAGCCATCAGAAAACCCTTGAGCCTCCCCTTCTCTACCCGCCTGATCTTGGTGACAGTACGTCTCACCCCGTCATCGGTTGCTTGCTTGTCAGCGGCGAGGATCTCTCCGTCCCACACGATAACGGTCATGCATTAGCCTTTCACCTGAAGTAGCTCTAGTTCCCACATCCTCTGGTACGTCCTGCAGATAGCGGTGAGGATGAAGTCCCGCTTCTCTTCCCTGCTCATCTTGCTGCCTTGGTCATACTCGGCGTGGCATCTGTGACACAGCCAAGCATGCATCCCATCGTGCGCCTTCAGACCCTTGCCCTTACCGTGCTCGTAGAGATTGGAGTGCGCGGCCACGATCGTTCCGTCCTCCAATCCACACCATACACACGCCTGATCCCGGGCTAGGTCCAGCAGCTTCCGGTTCCTGTAAGTCAACGCAAGAACCCTGAACCTTGCCCAGCAGGGATAGTGAAGCGCCCTGATGTCTTGTCCCATTCAAGGAACGTGTTACCCAACTGACCCAACCACCTCGAGCGGATCTTCTGCACATGCACCTCAGAGTACGCATGAGGATCTGCCTTGTCCCGATGGATGGCGATGATGTTGTCAGCCTTGTTGAAGAAGTGAGCCGACCCAGCTACGTCATAACCAGTAGGTACTGGGTACTTCCCATCGTTCCCCTTCTGCAACTTGGTTGGGTGCGCGACCAGCCATATGTGTATCCCCATGTGACGGGCGAACCCTCGCAGCTGCGCCAAGAATTCTGATACGTACTCTGTCTCAGAGATGCCGTCCTTCCTGCCGGTGTGTGCGATCTCGTTGTAAGGATCGATGATCAATCCTTAATAAGCAGAGAATCGAGCGTCCGATCTTCAGGCATGACGAACTTGAAGAAGACGCCGACCCATTCTTTGGCCTCCTCGTATTCTTCCTTGGTCATCTTGTGCAGTCGCTTGCCAGCGTACTTCTCCATCAGCTTGGCAGCGTGATAGGTGATGGGTTGATTCTCTGGGGAGCACACGCCAATGACCCAGTTGTGATTGCGCGTCATGTTCATAGCCAGCGCATCGAGCCACTCAGATTTACCCATCCCGGGAACACCAGTCACCAACGTCCACTGCCCTTCCATTGGACGGTAGAAGTCATCGACGTTCGACCACCCAGTTGTCAGGCCGGGAGGCAAGCCTTCGGTATAGATCTGATCAAGGTCGTTTCCGAAAGCATCAAGCTCGAAGATCCCATCAACAGGGAACGGGACTGCATTCTTTATGCAATCAGATAGCGCCTCCCTTCCCAACTTGATGAGTACGTCATTGGCGTCCTTGCAATCTTCCGGCCACTGAACCCGGTAGCACCTTTCTTTTCCAAGGCGACGCGCAAGTTCCTCCTCGAGTTTCCGCCCGGGTACATCGTTATCAACCGCCAGAATGAACTTCTCGACGGACTCGATACTCGGATCTTCGACATCGAGGTACGAGAATTTCTTTTCGAAGTTCGTCGCATTGCCGGTGGGTGCGTGTCGTCATATTTGTACCAAGTCTTTTCTGCACCACTCTCTTGAGTGAAGTACTTGTTCCTGTCCCTGTATTTCACGTTGACGATCTCTCCGTTCTTCACGAACGGGAAAGCAATGCAAGGTACCTCCTCTTCACGCTGAGGCATGTACTTGTTTGTCATCGTGAGCTGATTGCGAGCCGCCACCTCTGGAGTGATGCCTCTCTCCTCAAGGTATTTCATGCCAGCCTCAGTGAGGAGCTGCGCCTTGAACTCTGGCTTGCGATAGTTCTTTGTGCCCGTAACGTAGGGCTTCATGTAGTTCCCTTTCCCTATTGACCCTGACCAACCACAGTGCCAGCAGTTGTACATTCCCCTGTCTATGTTTACATTGAGACAGGGATACGATTTCTTCTTTCTAGTGGGTGAACACTGAGGACATGTGGTTTTGATTTCGCCGTGGCTGTGACCACGCGTATCAATCCCAAGATCAGACCAGTTCTTCACAACGCTTCCCTTCAATCGTTTTGTTTTTTTCTTTGACTGTCATCCCCGAAAGGAATAGAACCTCACCCGTGTTAAACACGGATGCACGTTTTCAACGTGGGCGCTCTCGTTTATCTCGCTCTACTTGGACAGCACGTTCCTGTAAGGGCCTATCCAATACTGCAGCTTTGTTTATCCGGGTCTGTCGCACCTACATTCCCGAGGGGTGGGTTATGCCCCCGATCAATCTCTTGATGGGCGCAGTATAAGCGGGGCTGATATGTATGTCAACAACTGAATTGTATTGACAAGCCGATCGGCAGTGCTGTCCAATACCCTTATCATTAGTGCAACTAGAGGGCATTGATATGCCAAGCAGGGATTTGACTCAAGAAGAGATTCATCATCATCGAGGATGAGATAACGCTCAGCTCTGGGCGCGGCAAGAAGCAGAAGCTAAGCAAGGATGCGTTCCAACTACTACGTGTCATTGGTCGTGTAGTGTCTGTCTTCTTACCAGTAACGAAGTGATAACATATTTTTTTATCGATAGGGTATTGACAAAGCAAATGAATGCTCTATACTTGCGCCCACAAACAAACAAAAAGGAGGGTGTATGGATGGGCAATCTAGTCCCCATGTCTTAGCAGGTATCAAGCATGTGATGCAGGCATTCGCTGATAAGGGAATCGCCAAGGCACACAAGAACGAATCCCAAGGCTTCAAGTTCCGTGGCATCGATGACGTCATGAACCGGATGGCTCAGCATCTGGTCGAGGCGGGTCTTGTCATTGTCCCAAGTATTAGGAGTCGTGAAGTTCATGAGCGTGTTAATAGTCGGGGCAACCCCCTGTTCTATGTGACCGTGCAAGTGGACTTCACTGTGTACTCAGCAGTCGATGGCAGCAGCGTGGTTTGTTCCGTGCCGGGTGAGGCGATGGACTCGGGCGACAAGGCA